TTTAAAGCGAGCATATTAGATCCCTCCTGTAGTTTTAGTTCTCAATTCCATTATACAGGATTTGGAGCAAATATGCTCGCTTTTTTTGTAAATATTTTTCTATACCCCAACATTTATTATAGAGCCATTTTTGACACAGAAAAATCGTCGGTCAATTTGTATCAAAATTGACCGACGATTATGTCTAATCACTCACTAATTGATACAATTTCGCAAATCGAGTTTTTTTCGCGGATTTGTTTACCCCCCTGTATACATTTTCGCAAAAAGAAAATCAGACATCTTCAATCAAAAAAATCCCCATAAATGCGACACCAATTCAGCCACATCTATGGGGATTGTATTATCTTATTATTCTTTCCACTCCACTCTTCTTCCATCCTTCCATTCAAACACCAACCTATCCTCAAACACCGTTATACTTTCAACTAATCCGGTAAATAGTTCTTCATCAAATTCAGTCAGCACATCGTTTCCTTTTATCAGCTTTAATGAATTTTCTGCCTCTTTTCTTCGGTTCAGTTGCACTGTCCGTTCATCTGAAAGTTCAGAAATTTTGTTTTGTATTTCTTTTACCTTCTCCGCTCGCTTTATATATTCTTCCTCATAAACCTGTTGGTCTATAACCCTTCTTGAATTTTCATTCACCCACAACCGTATATATTCACAGGCCTGTTTTTCTTCTTCCTTTAATTTTTTAAGTTTCTCTTCAATGGCATCAGTATTTGTAAAATCTGTAATTATTGTTTCAAGAGTGGAAATAATCAGTTCCTTCTCTTCTATAGTGTCATTGAACACCTGCACAAATATTTCTTTCAACTCATCTTCTGTAAAATGCCTTGTTGTGCATTTTATTTCATTTTTGAATTTTTTATTGCACTGCAGTATTACCCGTCTGTATTGGGATGTGGAATGCCATACCTTAGTGCCGTAAATACCGCCACAATCTCCGCATATGACCTTACCTGAAAATATACTGGCATTACTTTTTCGTCCGGTTCTGCTCTTTCTTTTCTGAAACTCAATCTGCACAAGGTCAAATATTTCAGGCTTTATAATTGCAGGGTGACTGTCATTAACATAATACTGTGGAATTTCACCCTCATTAACTTTTTTCTTTTTTGTAAGGAAATCAACTGTGAAGGATTTTTGCAAAAGTGCATCCCCTTTATATTTCTCATTGGTGAGAATACTCTCAACTGTACTCACCTTCCATTTCTCTTTCCGTGCCGGGGTTGGTATTTTCAGTTCTGTAAGATATTTTGCAATATATGACGGTGTTTTTCCGTTCAGGAACTCTTTGTATATAAGCCTTACAATTTTTGCCTCGCTCTCAACAATTCTCGGAAGTCCGTCATCTCCTTTTTCATAACCAAGGAATTGTTTATATGGAAGAGTAACTTTACCATCTGCAAACCGTTTTCTTTGTCCCCATGTTACGTTTTCTGAAATACTTCTGCTTTCCTCCTGTGCCAGAGAGCTCATTATCGTAATGAGAAGTTCGCCTTTGGAATCAAGGGTATAAATATTCTCTTTTTCAAAGTATATTTCTACACCCTTTTCTTTAAGTTTTCTGACGGTAACCAAGCTGTCAACGGTATTTCTTGCAAATCGTGATACAGATTTTGTTATAATCAAATCAATTTTGCCGTTCATTGCATCCTCAATCATCTGATTAAAACCTTCACGTCTTTTAGTATTTGTTGCGGATATTCCTTCATCGGTATATACCTTTACAAATTCCCATTCAGGCTTTTCTTTTATGTACTTGGTATAATGGTCGACTTGTGCAGCATAACTTGTCTGCTGTTCCTCAAGGTCGGTTGATACCCTCGCATACCCTGCGACACGTTTCTTTTTAACATTTTTTGTCGTATCTTCCACCGTTTGCTGAACTACTGCAGGGATAAAAACTACTTCCCTTACATTACTCATTACCATGTCTCCTTCTCAAATTTTCATAATTTTCAGATTTCATTTCATCCGTCCACTTTCGTGACGGTTTTTCCCATTTCTTTTCTATGCTACTACCGTCTTCAAAAATAAACTGTATTATATTTTCAGGTAAAACTATAATCTTTAAAATCTCTTTATCAAACCCACTTGCCAATTCTGACAATATACTCTCCGGCACTTGCTTTGAACTACATTCTGAAACACCCTCAGTATGTGCTTTATTGCATACCCAAACGTACTTTTTATAGTTTTTCTTCCTTTTATATCTGTTACCGCAAATTCCGCAAAATACCACACCCTTAAAATCATATTCCCGTGAAACTCTGTCTTTTGAGGTTCGTTCTGTAATAATCTTCTGAACCTCATCAAAATTTTCTTTTGAAACAATCGCCTCATGAGAATTCCTGACATACACTTTAGGTAGTTTACCATCATTTTTTAAAGTTTTCTTGCTTATATGGTCTTTTGTATAGTACTTTTGCAAAAGCATATCACCTATATTCTTCTCATTTTTAAGAATCCCCATCACCGTCTGCTGATGCCATTTATCTCCCCTTGGTGCAGGAATCTTTCTTCTATTCAGCTCTTTTGCAATTTTCACACTTCCCATACCTTCTAAATACATAGAAACAATATCCTTTACAACCTGAGCTTCTGCTTCATTAACCACAATTTCATCATTTTCCTTTTTAAAACCATAAACATAAAATGTATTTGGAATCCCTTCCTGAAATTTATTACGTATTCTCCACTTACAGTTTTCCGAAACCGACAAGCTTTCCTCCTGTGCAAAAGAAGCGAGGATGGTAAGCATAAGCTCACCATCCCCGCTCATGGAATGAATATTCTGTTCTTCAAAGTATACATCGACACCAAGCGTTTTTAGTTCCCTTACAGTTTCCAAAAGTGTAACGGTGTTTCTTGCAAACCTGCTGATTGACTTTGTAATTACCATATCAATTTTACCGGCTTTGCAGTCTGCAATCATTCTTTGAAACTCTGCCCGGTTTTCCTTTGTTCCGGTAATTGCTTCATCTGCATAAACACCTGAAAACTTCCAATCACCATGACTTTGAATAAAGCTACTGTAGTAACTTATCTGTGCAGAAAGCGAATGCAACATTGCATCCTTACCGCTTGATACCCTTGCATAGGCAGCAACTTTTTTACGTTCTGTTACCATTACCTTTTTAGGTGGTATTGCCGTTATTTTTCTACCCATTTTTAAAACTCCTTCCTATATAATTGTACGTCTATATTACCGTACAATCCGCATAAAATCAAGTGATTTCGGAGTTATAAAGTGCCGATTATTGGGTTAAATTTTGCTACCAATTTTGTATCAATTTTCTTGTACTCTTTCTCTGTTATTATCCCCTTTTTAAGCCATGAGGATACAATACTGCGTGATACCTGATAGTTCTTCTCACGTTCAAACTGTTCTTTTGTCATTTTTAAACACCCTTTTCACGAAGATATTTCACCGTCTTTCTTGCAAGCCAATAGCTGTTAGTATCTGTTTCAAGTTTCTTAAGCCACAGCCGTTTATCAGTTATGATGCCACGGTGTGCGAGTTCCCATGTTATATCATTTACACTTGTAAGTTCTGTCTGCATTACCAACGCCTCCTTAAATTTACTCCATAATTCCCAGTTATTTCCGCTCATTGATGCCGGACAATTTTTACGGCTTGCATCGTAATGCCTTACAACTCGTTCTACAGGAATATTCAGTTCCTTCATCAGATGTTTTGTAAGTTCAACCGCATTTTGAAAGGCTATATTGTAATTACCGTCTGAATTTATACAGATTTCAATGCCGATGGAATTGGAGTTTGTTATTCCGTATTTACCTTTGCCGTCACCACAGTGCCAAGTGTAATATTTTGTGTAATCATTCACCTGCAGAACCTGCGTATCATCAACAAAGAAATCAGCAGATGAATTTCTGTTACCGCCGTTAAAGTAATTAAAGTGCGCATTCGCATTTGCACCTTTTCCTGTATTTCCCGTATCGTGAATTACGATATATATCGGGTTCTGTTTCCTTGCTGTACGATTGTATGCAATCTGTTTTTTATTTATCTTCATGACTTGCTCCTTTCTTCCAAATCCAAAATCCTCTGTTCAAGTAAACCAAGCGCCGGAATACGCTCGCTCGGTATGCTCCCATCAGAATTCAGAACCTTGTAATTAAAAAACTGTACTGTATTTTTCTCTCTGTTTATTCCTGTGCCAAGCTGCACAGCGGTTATGGGATTTCCGTTTGTGTCAATGGTTTTTGCCCCGTCACCTACAGCTGCGCCGTGTAGCGTTTTACTGTTTCGTCCCAACGCCGCACCATGACTGGCAAAAGCACCTTTGCCTCCTGCCATTCCCTCAGATGCAGCGGCACCGCACCCTCCAGCCATACCGGAGGATGCTTTTGCATTTGCTCCGACAGCAGCACCTCCCACACCGCCCAACGCTGCACCGTTACCGCCGACAAATCCTCCGTTGTATTCCTTATCTGCCTTTTTATTCTCCAGATAAATTCTTCTGTCAATTTCCGATTGCAGGCGATTATAGACAACCCCCGAAGCAACAGGATTTTTGCTGTCCTTTATAAGGTCCGAATCAATATCGGAGGATTGAATATAGCTGCCGAGTATTTCTTTGATTTCAGTCATAATTTCTTCTTTTGCCTGTGCAAAACCTGTTTCGATGCGGTTGTAAATATCAGCTATAATTGTAGGCGGAGGAGTTATGCATTCCTCAGCCTTATCTGTGTATCCTGTTTCATGTACGATTACACTTGCCGTATCGGAGGTTATTAAATCACCCGCACAAACCGAAACATCAATTCTTCCGGATTTTTTTAATACCTCATACGGAACAGGACACCGTCCATCATTTACGGGCTGTGCATATGTACCGCACTGTGATGAAAATATAGCAATGATATTTTCATTCCATTCCTTTGAAAATGAGAAGTTTGCAAACAGATAGTTCTTTGAGCCGGCAACCACAAAATTGTCATCGGTTCGTTGTATGTTTTGGTTCTCCACCAAAAAATATAGTTCCATTACTGTTCATCGTCCTCCTTCCGCAGTTTTGCAAGTGCACTTTTGAGAGCAGTCGGCAGCGGCAATCCCATAGCGCCCCAATTTTCAAGAATTGAAAAGCCTTCATTTGCTATGTAGTATGAAACGGCTACCGTTCTTAGAGCCATAGAATCAATGCTTATAAGCTGGTCAAGCTGTGCGGCAACTGCCACGATGAGCAGAATACCGATTTTCTTCACTCCGCCTATATAGAATTTGCTTGAGTCAAATTCCTTCAAAACCCACGCCTTAACAAAGCCGCTTATAAAGTCAATCGCAATGAACACAAGAAGAATGGCGAGCATTTTATCCATACCGCCGAATATGTATGCAAGTGTGGTGCATACGGCCGTGTAAAACAGTTTTATCTTTTCCATAAAATTAAGCCTCCTTAAAAATTTGCAGATAGCTTTCGCTTGTATCCGCACCTCTGTAATGTGTTACCGTGATATAATAAAGAGTTCCGGATGCAAGGTCGAAACTCCGGTCATAAAAATATCCGTCATACAGCGGTGTAAAATCACTGCCGTATAAACGGATTTCATGGTCGCCCGATATTTTCTTTTGCGTTATTCTGTAACTGCCGCTGACGGATGGTGTAAAACCATATAGAGTCATAGAATCGGATGTAGTTTTCAAATATGCCGACTGTACTTGAGGTAGAGAAACAAGCGCACCGTCTATGTTAACCAAAACATCGGTTGCCTGTTTCAATGCTCCGTCTATATTTGCATACACCTCGGTGAGCTTCTGCTCCAAACCGTAGTAATTTGCAAATACACCGTACTGGAAAGTACCCGTTGTCAGTTCATTTACAGTTACTGTTTCGGTTATAGTAAGCTGTTCAATGCCATACCAAGTGTTCCATGTTCTGCTTGAACCGGGATTTGAGGACGGAACACAGGCAATCTGCGTTATGGTATAGCCGGGCATATCACGGTCAATCGTATATTTTCCGTCATCCGGCAGAGTAAACGAGCATACCTCATACCAACCGTAGCTTTGCCGGTAAACAAAAAAATCCCAAGACCGTCCGAGCACTGTGCCGGAGCCGGTGTTCTCAATTTCAATCTGCATTTTTATGTGTTTGCAGCTTGGCACAGCGGTATTAAATACCATCGGGTATGTATAACAGCCGTTGAGCGTTACTCTTGATTCAGACCATTTATTCTGAAATCTGCCGTCCTCACCGTATCCGGCATAGGGATAATCATAAGTAAAGTTTACAGTTGCCATATTTCACCTCAAAACGTCTTAATTACAATGTCACCGTAGCTTGTTGCCGGAGGAGTTGAACCGCTTGTCCACAGCACAATGTTTCGAACCTGTTTGGTTGTGTATGAAGTGTTGGAGTAGGCAGTCAGCTTGGCAGTCATAGTTGTATCGGCATTCTTCTTTACAAAATTTGAGTCGACATAGGTTTTGTTTGCTATATCGTAGCTGTTTGACGGACTTTGAACTCTTGCTCTGCCGCTTGAATCACGCATCATCAGCTTGCTTGCAATGTAGTCATTTGTAGCACCGTCCAGTTTTTGCTTATCAGAATAACTCATAAAACCATTTGTACTTACAGTAGCATTCGAATGAGTCCCGTTTGCAATATGGCTACTGCAATCCTCAAGCGTGACAGAAGGGTCTTCCTGCCATGACGATTTTCCCGTTATAGCTTTGATACGGTTCGCAAGCCAGCCAAGTACGGTGGCTAATTTTCCTTTAGACTCTGAGCCTGGAGCATTCACTGCGGAAATTGTAGGTGTAAGCAATGCATCAATTTCATCAAGGCTTTCATTGATAACCGCAATATCCGCATTTTCTGTGTATAACGGCTTTTTCAGATTATAATTCGTAGTTTCCTTTGGCATCCATATCACCCCTTGAACCAAATTAATACTTTATCATCTGATATTCTCTTTAAGACGGGATATCCGTTTTCAATAGATTTAACAGCCTTTCCGTCTTCACCGGGACGGCAAATATCACCGCTTACAAGAGTGCCGTCATCATAAACGATAAGTTTTCCCAGAACACCGACAGGAGACCATTCCGGGCGTGATTTACGTGAAATATACTCTGTTTCCGCATTCCACTCAGGGTTTATGACAGGTTGTCTTTCCGTGTGTTCTTCGTTTATGAGATTTCCTTCCTCGTCAAATTCAGCCGGAACAATAACATCATGATACTGCACTCTTCCAAAATCATCTGTAAGAAATTTACCCTTCCAATGCATCTCACCGCTGTCACCGATAATCGCAGGCATAGCCGAAACTATACCGAGAGGCTTGTCAAACGCACCGCATTTTACGATTTTTTCGCCATTCAGTTTTACAAAATATCCTGTTCTGTCCTCGTTGTCGGGGTTTTTGTCCTCCCATTCAAAATACTCTGCATAGTCAGCACATGGAGAGGTATATTCACCGTCTGCATGAACACTGCCGTCTGACAAAACCTTAAAAGCAACGCCGGGAGCCTTCAGTGATGTACCGTTTCCGAGAACAAGTGAGTAAGGTTCCTGCGTGATTCCGTATTTGCCGAAAATAGCGGCTCCTTCGTGAAAGGCAGAGTTATAATATCCCTGTGCAAATGTGTATTTTGAAGATGCAAGGCAATAATATCCTGTCACAAAATCAGCCATTGAATATGAGGATGATGTATCTACAACAAAAACATATCCGTCAGGGAATAATGAATAGGCATAAGAACCCGAACCGCCCATATAGCTATCCGAGGCAAGGTATATTGTTGTTCCGCTGACAGAGCTGATGGTCACCTCAGGAAACATAATAGTATTGTTTGAATTATAGCACCGAAGAATCAGTTTTTTTCCTGCCAGGCTCGTGGTTGTCTGACCGCTTGCCAAGGTCAGCGTTTTTGCCGTATTGTTTATTGCCGTACATTTAAGAGGTCTGCCGTAAATTCTGGAGTAATATCCGAATGCATTCGAATAAGGGCTGTAGCAATAGGTATAGTAGTTAAAAGCAGACGAGTAGTCAGCATTTACTTTTCCACAGTATCCTGCACCAAATCCATAGCTTCCTACAACATTACTGCTGCCAAAAGCGGATGAATAGTTGCTGCTTGCTGTTGCACTGTTGACCGCAAAACTTGCCGTACCTTTCGCATTGCCGTAATTTGCGGAGAAACTTCTGTTTCCGGTTGATGAATTACCTATTAAAATTCCTGTACTGCTGCCGTTTACTGCATATTCATCACACAAAACTATGCTATAATTTGTATACCCGTAATCGTAAATTACGTGAACATCATCCGGAGGATCTTCCGATACATCCATCTCTGCCACTGTTATATAACCACCGCTTTCACTGACTTCCGTTATTTCTGTAAGATAAATCGGTGTGTAGACAGAAATCCAATCGATCCATTCACTGTCTACCCAAGACTGGTAGAATGACAGCAAAATTTTGTCTCCGACTTTAAACGGAATTGTCACGTTTTCCTCATAGACATAGAAGTATAGCCTCTTTAAAGACACATCGAACCATTCAAAGCTCAACGGGGGCGATGTATAAATATACCGCTCGCTGCCGATAAGATTGTGACCGCTTCCGACTAATACATTATTTGAACCGATAATCAGGTTGTTACTGCCGTAAACCGTGTTGTTTGTACCAAAAATAACATTGTTTTCACCATCTATGTATAGTTGGTCTCCAAGCACAGATTGTGAGCCACCCGTTTGGTAGATTTCGTTTATTGCCTCAACCACTGTCTTTGCCGAGGTTCTTAAGCGTTCCACATTGCCTACGTCCGCAAAGGTGGCAAGTCCTATATCGTTTGGATGTATTTCAGCCATTTTCTATTCCTCCATTCTTGCGTATGCTCTGTTTTCGTCCCATACAACCTTTGCGTTGCCGTTTCCGTCGGGACAGTAATATACGCTGTTTTCGATTATTATTAAAGAATATACAATTTCAAATGTCAGCACTTCCTGCCATGTGTAGTTGTTAACAGTCTGCCATGTTCCAAGTTCGTCAAGAATATCCTGCCAAAGCCTATAAGTGAAAATATATTCTACAGCCAAATGAGCAGGCTTTATTTCCTCAATCATTGCCTGAATATCGGCAATGTTATACGGAACACCGGTTTTTGATGTAAACTTCACCGCAAAGCAATACTCTGACGGATACTCTATAATCTCAATATCACCGTTGACAAAGGATGCAGCCACATTTTTCATCATGGTCTTTGTTACCGTTCCCGTACCTCGCAGCTTTGAAAGAACTCGCCCTCTGCGGGTTTCAATATCAGCGGAAGTATCGGAAATAAGTCCGACATCCTCTTCATGATTTTTAATGCCCCTGTCGGATAGAATGACAAAGAACTGATTTTCTGTCAGAGTTGTTTCGGATTTCAATCTCTCAAACTCGTTTTCTATAGAATGAATTAAATCATTTATTACCTTTGACTTGCGGTAATATCCGGGCATCTTCTCAAGCAACCGTAACCACCCCCAAAACAGGCACTTGCGTTTCCGAAACGGAAATGTTCTGTGTATCGTTGTTTAATTTCAAATCACTGTAATCGGCAATTTCATCACAAGCCAATATGCATCCGCCTATCTGTGCGTAGGAAATGTAAACCTGCGAGAATGCGTTTTTCTGCAGATACTTTGTTATGCTTTCGGTTATCTTTTCCTTTGCTACATCAATACTTGCTCCATTTGAAAGTGTAAGTGTTACCGAAACATCAATCGTAAGCGGCTCGGCACTTTCAACCGTAACCTCTGCACCGATAGGACGGTTTTCTTCAATATGGTTTTTAACCTCGTCAATAAGCTCATCACTTGCCACACCTTTTTCGGAATTGATGATGATAACCTTTACAGTGCCGTTTCCGTTCCAAAGCGGCAGACATTTAGCGTCACCGACACCGTTTATTTCCTTTGCCCATTGTATGTAATGGTATTTACTTCCGCTTGTTGCCGGGAGTGAAACTTTTTCAAAATATCTGTCACGCAACTCGTCATCGGTTTCTTCATTGAAGCCCCCCGTTGCGGGTTCGTTGTTCGTTACCGAAACAATACCGGAGAGTGTAACAGGGAAACGGTTTATGCTGCCTGTTGGAATATTCCCGACAGTGCCGACTGTATCGCATATGACGGTCACCTCTGCTGTACCGCTTTCACTGATTTCTTTATTCTCAATAGCAGAGAAGATGAGATTGTCCGATGCGACCTTATCACCGACAGAAATTACACTGCCAGGTGTTCCTGTTATGGTAACCACCACTTTTGATGCGATACCCGACTTTCGTGTTATGCCTTGCTCGGCGGCTTTGAAATCAAGATATTCACCGCTTGCCGTCAGTGCAAAGCCGTTCTTTAGTATTTCCTCAAGTCTTGCGTATGCCGTTTCAAACTCCTCAGATGCCGGCTTTGTAACATCATAAAAAAAAGAGCCGACACCTTTGTCGAACTCATCGGATATATCAGACAGTAACCGTGACAGTATTTCGTCCTTCGTCATTTAACACCACCTCCAGCGTTACCGTAATTGCGTTTGTGTTTCGTGTAATCTTAAAGTTTGTGACTGAGGTAATCTGCGGATTTTGCTTTAAAGCATCCTCAATTTCTCGCTTTAGTTCAGCCTCAATAAACTCCACAGTATAACTGTTGCCTATAATCAAATCCTCCAAGTGACAGCCGTACTCGGTATCGTTGTAAATGGAATATCTGTCTTTCTCGGTGCGGAGTATCTTTTCAATCCATACCTTTATTGAGTCTATGCCATCGCATTCTACGAGTTTGCCGTCACGTACAACAAAATCACCGCTGTCAAAATCAAAAAGGTATGATTTTGTTCCGTTTGATAATTTTGTTTCATTATTAAGATTTACATTTGCTGAATTCGGAAACATCAGATAACCACTCCTATCACTATGAATTTTTGGCCGTTGGCATAGGGCAACAAAACAACAGTCTTACCAAGATTGACGTATTCGCCGTCAGAATTTTGTACTTTTAAATTCATACACAGCGTAATGTGGCTGTCGGTAAGTATTACCTTGTCACTTATGCGTATTTTCGTGTTCGGCAGTTCAATGACCGTACCGAATATAGGCGAGTACCCGTCACTGTTTTCCCGTTCTTTAAGCAGCTTTGCAAGCTCTGTTATTCCGTTCATGAATACCTCCTAAGTCCGAGTTTCACATAATGAACTCCGTTTTTGATGCTGTGGTCGGAACTTTCTATAAGATAATTCACATCATCAACTGTAATCAATGCTCCCGCACGAGTGTAGCTGTTTACCGCCTCAATAATTTCTATTGAAAAACTTTCCTTGACCTTATTCATTTCCGACAGCTTGTTCTTTGCGCAGGCATTGGCATCTCCGTCTTTTTCATCAATTTTAATTACGTCTTGTAAAACGCCGTATTTATATATACTGTCCATATCCTTTGCCACGGCTTTGACAGTGTAGACCTTATCGGACTCCGATATAACCTTAACGCTGTTTTTCATATCCTCAATCGACAAACTGTGTGAAACACTGCCTTTTAATGTCGGAGAATATATAAGGTGCGTATTTGGCGTGATTCTGAATTCCGGATAAGCATATATCGCACCGTATTTATATATCCGTATTCCGTTAGGAGTCATATCAAAATTGTAACCACCGCCGCATTTTTCAAGAATATCGGAGAGTATATCGGATATACACTTGTCGATGTATATCTGCGTTATGCTTGCATTAAGTTCCGGTATAGTATCAATCGGAATATTGAAATCGGAACACAAGCGGATAACAG